TCAGTTCCAGATTCATATGATGTAGCATGTGGATTACCAAATACAGCAGAATCTTGCCACATAGTTCTAGCTAATGTTCCGTTTGTCCAAACAGGTCTTTGTGGTGAAGAATCAAAATAATTATATGCAACCATTCTATTTACAACAGAAGATGAAGCTGTTGGATAAAACCACATTACTTCACCAAACAAATTATTTAATCCAGCAGATACCATTTGATTACCGGATTCTAAATTTATATCATCATAAACGTGATCTTCTACTAAACAAGGTAATGATTCTAACTTACCAGCATATCTAAAGAAACCATTCTCTGACATCCAGTATGCAGCACCATCAACTTCCACACATGCATTCTGTCCAACAAGTCCACAGTTAGTTCCAACCTGTGCAAATGCAAACGTAAATGGTTGACCAACAAAACGTTGAGTGAATAATGCAGTATCAGTCCAAACATAGATTGCATCACGACCTCTGATTGCTCCTCTAATCTGTGATCCGTCAGCCAATCTCTGTGTACCAGCTGTGTTAGTTGCTGTTGGTGTATACGTGTTTATATCTTCTTGATCTGAAAATCTTACAAACATATCATCTTGTGATGATGGTGTTCCTATAGTTGTTTCTGTTCCAAAAAATACTAAGTGACGATCCGGTGTAGATACTAACATATGACGTGACGCTGTTGGTGCACCTGATATAATAGTTGCTCTATTAGATGTTGCATCTGTTGCTGCAGAGTTCCATTCAAACACAGCACTATCGTGAATTAAACAAATTGCTTTGTCACCAAAGTTATCTAGTGACCACATACCTGGTTCAAGAACTAAATCACCTGACGCTGCTTCACCCCAAGCTACATAATTTGTAGAACTTGTAATAGTTGCTCCACCACTATGAGCTGCTGCAGTTGTTCCGGCCACACCTCTTGTAACTCCGGTAAGTTCTCCTGTAGCTGCAATACCTGTATAAGATATTTCTTCACTATCTATAATTATAAAGTTTGTACCTGCTGTTGGAAACTGCGATGAGTCAACTAATATAATACCTGTAGTTACAGAACTATTAATACCATTTTGTAAAGTAGTAGCCGGTTCACCAGATACTTCACCACCCCATGATCCAAGTGACCAACCAAAACCTTTTGCTTGCACTGCTGGTCCTACTGGATAATAATGTTGTACTCGTATACCACCTGATGTTGTTGCACCAGATCCTGATTCATTAGATGGCATTGTAATTGTAAGTGTTGTGCTAGTAGGTACCGATGTTACCATAAATTTTTTATCGTTAAAATCTGCAGCTGCAAAATTAGAGTTAGTGATAGTTGAAAAATTATCTAATAATATAATATCTTGTGCAGATATACCGTGATCACCACTAAATGTTAATGTAACTTCAGCTGAGTCATTGGTCGTGCTAAATGCACTTGTTAATGTTGATGTAGATTTAATAGGATGTATATCATAATATACACCACCAGAAAATGCATATAAAATTCTGTTTGTACCAATAATTGCATATTTTCTAGATAGACTATTTACAAAATGATGAAGACCTCGACCAGCTCCTGTAAGAGCATCATCTCCTAGTTGTTTCCAACCACCTATTTTTTCAGGAGTGCCATATCTAAATCGTACATTATCACAGTCAGTCCATTGACCTTCTGCTCCTGTAGGAGTAATTTGTTTGTTTATTCCTGGCTGAAAACCTATCTTTTGTAACATATAACCTCATTATATATTAAAAGGCCCAACTTACAAACGAGTATCGGGTGCCTTTTGTTGTCTCTCTTACCTCATGAGGATACATGAAATTAGATGGAAACAATAGTATATCACCTGTTTTTAACTCAATTTTCTCTCCTCTGCAATAAAATTCAGAGCCCTCATAGTCTTCATTTAAGTTTGCTACAATAGATATTATAGGCACCCCTTTCATTTGACCATCAAATATACTGTGTATATGATCGTAGTGTTCTCTCATCATAGTGCCAACTTGATATCTATTAAATCTTATTGGACTAAACTTACTGAGCCATGGTCCTTGAGTCTTTTCCCCTGGTGTACTATGCTTTTCTTGATATTCACCTAATGCTTTAATTAAGTATGGTGTGATCTTTGCCTGTTGTTCTTTAGTACAGTTCATTACGTCTAATTCTTTCGTTGGTTCAGATGATGTTTCGCCAGATGCGTAATTATTCCAAGTATGTTTTTTCCAAATACCTTTGTTACATTCATCTATTAACTCTTCACAAAGTTTTTTTGGTATGTGATTCTTTACGTATATATAACTTTTAATTGTGCTCATTCATTAACCTCCTTATATCTAAATGAGTTAGTGACTGTTCTGATCCAATAGCGTCAATACAAAATGTATTAAATGATACACTTATTCTATCTTCATCACCTTGATTAATTGGTACGCTATGTTTCAGTGAAGATGGAAATAATATTAATTCACCTATTTTGCAAGGCAGCATAAAAGATTCTGAATTCATGTGATTATATTTTATGGGATCTAATTTTATACCATCTTGTCTTTCTTTAGAAAAAGTTATAGGTGGTAATTTTTCATTTATTTGAAAATACATTACACCCGATACAATACTGTTTGGATGTACATGTTCATGATGCTTGGATCCTTTTGGATTTCTATTTGCCCAACATTGAGTAATCACTAATCTTTGTTTTGAATTTAAAACATTTTTGGTAAACTTATCAACAGACTCTGATAAAAAATTTTTTATATTTTTAAACTCTTCATTACGTAACAAATACGAATCATCAGATCTATAATTACCGTTTTGTTGCTGTTCACGATAACTAATAGTTTTTAAATACTCTAATTCTTTATCAATAGGTTGTTCGTATGGTATGATCAACAAAGGTGTTGGAAATAACTGTAGTAATTCTTCTTTCATTTTGTAGGATACTACATTATTTTATGAGCTTTGTAAACCACCATGTGAATCACCTTGCGCTGCAGCGGCTGAAAGAGAAGCAAGAGTATCTCCAAAATCTGTGGCATTACCTGCAGAAGCAATTGTTATAAATTCAATTACATTACTACTAGCACCTTCTCCATATAAACCTCTAATATTACTAGAAGAAGAACCTCTTGCAATACCTCCTCTAGCAACAGTCAAATCTCCAAAATCAGTGGCATTACCAGTAGATGCGATTGTTATATACTCTATAACATTACTGTTTGCATCAGATGGTGCTATTTGACCACCTGCCCAACAACCTCTAACACTAGAAGATATAGCTGCAATTTCATTAACTGAATTTGTAAGATCACCAAAATCTGTAGCGTTTCCTGTTGAAGCTATTTCTACATAATCCATAACGTTAGTGTAAGGACTCGGTTGAGAACCACCACCTCTTACTGCTCTTGTTGGACTAGCTGTAGCACCTCCTTGAGAAACATCAATAGTTGTATCTCCAAAATCTGTAGCATTACCAGCTGAAGCAATAGTTACATAATCTATTACATTTCCTCTAGTAGGCGTTCCACCTGCCATGTGTAAACCTCTAGTTTGGTTGGAAGCACCTGAACTTAATCTAGCAACAGTTAAATCTCCAAAATCTGCTGCATTACCTTGAGAAGCCATTTCAAAAGAATCAATTACATTTTGTGCACTTGGATTAAGACCTCCAGCATTCATCCCTCTTGTTAAAGAACTATAACCAGCTTGACCTCTTCTTCCTACAGTTAAATTTCCAAAGTCAGAAGAATTACCTAAAGTGTTTACATTTACTAATTCAATAGTATTTATAGTTGGACTTCCTCCAGAAAAAAATACTCTCCCTGATCCAGGCATATAGTTTACAGATGGACGTTGAGGAAACGCTCCTTCTTGTGGTAATCCACCACCGCCATTGTCAGCTCCCATAATTTGATAAAAAGTAGATGTAAGTGTGTCACCAAAATCTGTAGCATTACCTGTTGTAGCAATGTTAAATATATCTATTTTATTTGTTTGATAACCCCAAGTGATTCCTTTTTTAGAGTTGGAAGAACCTGCAGCATCTATAAAATCTGTAGAAGTTAAATCACCAAAGTCTGTGGCATTACCAGCAGATGCTGTAGTTACAAATTCTATTACGTTAGTTGCACTTGGGTTATAACCTCCAAAAAACACACTTCTTGTTGTATCAGATACAGCACCTATACCCCAACCTGAACGAGTTAGATTTCCAAAATCAAATTTTGTACCAGTAGTTGCTATCTCCATAGAATCAATTTGATTAGAAGCAGGATAATTACCTGCCATTAAAAATCTTGTATTGCTTCCTGTACCAACAGCCCATTGAGTATCAATGTTTGTTCTGTTTTGAAATGACGAAGAATTACCTTGTGATGCCATGTGTGTAATAACAACACCATCTGCATCTCCACTTCCATCAGCAGAAATAGTTTTTATATTATTACAATGTGAAACGTTTGTAGTTTGTCCTGCATTTATAAGATCTCCAAAGTCTGCAAAATTACCTGTTGCAACTGGATTAACAAAATCAATTGTGTTTACGTTAGTTGGAGTTTGTCCACCAAGACATAAAATTCTAGTAAATCCTCCAGCACCTGCACCTTTTTTTCTAGCTTGTGTAAGATCACCAAAGTCTGCTGTATTACCTGTAGATATTATATCTACAAATTCTACAGTATTAGATTCACTACCTGCAGGAGTTGTTTGACCTCCTAAACGCATACCTCTATTACCTGGAGTTTCCCAAGTATTAGCTCTTTGTTTTTGATAAGCCTCTCTAGTATCCCAAATTTTTCCTGAATTAGACATTATGCTAAACCTCCATGACCTGTAGAACTAGAACTTTGATTATATCCTCCAGCAGTGAGAATATCACCATAAGTTGTTCCATTTCCTGTTGAAGCTATATTTATCCTATCGGTAGTTGAAACATCACTAGGTGTTCTACCACCACCAAATATAGCTAGTGTTTTATTTGAAGCTGAACATTTTATATTTCCTCTAGCTGATGTTAAATCTCCAAAATCTGTAGCATTACCTGTAGAGGCAATTGTCACATATTCCATAGTATTTACAACACTAGGACTTGCTCCTCCTGCAACTACACCTCTTGTTGAAGAAGATGCACCAGCAAACCCACTTCTAACTGAACTTAAATCTCCAAAATCTGTTGTGTTACCTGTTGATAATATTGTTATATATTCTATCACGTTTATAACAGCTGGACTTGCATAACCACCATTTATTACTCCTCTAGTAGTAGAACCATAACAAGCAATATTATTTTTACCAGCACTCATATCACCAAAATCTGTTGCATTACTACTTGAAGCTATTGTTACATAATCCATAACATTGGTATATGTTCCTGGTGATACATATCCTCCACATCTTACACCTCTTGTATCATTTGATATTCCAACTGGATAATTAGCTCCTTGAGTTAAATCTCCAAAGTCACTAACTTGTGCTGATGATAATGGAAAAAATTGATCTATAACATTTGAAAGAGTAGATCCTCCATCAGGTGAGCCACCAAATAAACAACCTTTAATAGTATTTCCAAATCCACCAACAGCATATTTACTTGCACTTATATCTCCAAAATCAAAAAAATTTCCAGATGACGCCATGTCTGTCATTCCTATTTGATTTGAATAAGATGGATAAGCACCTGCGTAATAAGCTCTTGTATTTCCACTTGTTTGTTGCGCAGTAACTTCATTACCCATACCAGAGTGTTGAGTGCAGTAATAATATAATCTATATGGTGTTGAAGTTGTAACTTCTATTTTTGTAAATGCAGTTGCAGAACCAGGTGTTCCTGATGTAGTCACTCCAGTAGTATACTCCGATCCTGAATTATGTGTGCCATCCGGTGTTTCAGAAAATCTTAAAGGGTGTCCACCATTAGTACTATCATCTTGATTCCACTCGTATGTGCAACCAGGAAACAAAGTTATATACGTTTGTAATATTCCATCTATGTAGTATTTATTTCCAGAACCTGGATTAACTACAGTTATATTTAATTTAAATGTTGTTGACCTAGCCACCTACTAACCCTCCATGTCCATTTGAGGCTGAAGCACCACCTCGACCTGCTGCCATAATGTCTCCAAAGTCTTGTGCATTTCCAGTAGAAGCTATTGTAACATAATCTATAATATTTACATTTCCTCCTGGTGTTTCTGTTCCACCCATAAAACATCCTCTTGTTGTATTAGATACACCTCTTACACCTAATCTTGATGAAG